GTTTCATTGTCACTTCTGTTTGTTCCTAAGTGACAACCTTTTTCAGGGAAGTACATATTGTTTAATAGCGCAGCAAGAATTGAGTAATTTGTAAGATGGAATTGAGTAATTTGTTGACATAAAATGAAGAATCAGCTTGTTTCTTAAAAGGATTTAATTAGCCCCCAATACTTTCCAATTCTCTATCAAGTGGAAGAGGCGAGGCATGGCGGGCTTGTAGGAATTGGGATAGGTGAGGGAATAGACAAAGAGTATTTTGCCGCTCTTGATGAACTTGTCATGGTGGCTGTATCCATCCACTCGGACATCGTTTTCATATACGGGGCCTGAGAGGAGGAAGGCGGAGTCTTGCTTTTTGGTCAGCATCGTAGGAGTAGAGTGTAGCTTTTGGGCGAGCGAATCGGCGCAAGATTGAAGATTGAAACTGAGATTCTTGGTGACGTAACATTCCAAAATGATGTTTTCGTCATCGGAATAAACAAAGCGAGCATGTCCCATGTATTCATCTCCTTGCTTGTCTTCCTGCTGGAACATGCAAGGATATGAAATGGTGTAGCCGAAGTTGGTGTCACGATAAGTTTTCAAGGGAGCCGTTCCGATACGAGTCTTAAACTCATAATAGGGTGTGCGGATGTCTCCCTTGTAGGTAAGATGATAATAAATATTGCACACAATAATCAGTAGGGCAGAAAATATAAAAAACTTCTTCATATCTTTTAGCATTAATCTTCTTGTATAGGGCACAAAACGAAGCGTATAAAATAGAGAAGACGAAAAAATGGGAGAAGTCGATGAATGATAGAGAGTTAGAGAGATAGAGGAAAATATAAGGTGCAAAACGAAACGTTTACATAGCTTTAATTTTGCTTTAATTTTAGAGGATGATGAAGAGGCGAAAGTTTACATTTGCTTTACATCTGGTTTACATGGGTGGAAATGATTAAAGCAACAGGATGGTGTGGCTAATGCTTCATTGTGAAATGGTACTCGATTGATGATGATATATATGGGAGGTTCACTGTGAGATGTTGGGAGGTTCATGGTGAGATGTTGCGAGATTCATGGTGAGATGCAGGGGGATCCACAATAAGATATTGGGGCGATTCTTGATAGTATATTGGGATGATTCTTGATGGTATTTCTCGGTGATGGGATGGAGTCGATTTGAGGGGCAAATGAGGGCTTCTGTGAGCTTCTTTGTTGGATGATGGGTAATTATGAGGGAACGAGGTGTGGAGCGGCTTACGAGCCGCTTTTATTATGCCCTTTCTGGGGCTGCGATTTGAGGGCGTGATGATGGCGAATTTTGGGCGTTTAGGAATATTTAAGATGCAAAAATATTCCATATAGCGATTATTTGGTATATTTGCAAGCAAATTGGTAATAACGTTAATAAGGATAGATTATGGCTAAAGTGATACATGTACACCTCATGGTGGGCAAGCACCAGGGGCTGAAGGACTTCTATTTTTCCTCTATCTCTGCCGTGTATAGCGTGCTGACTGCTGAGGAGGTGGGTGCAAGCAAGGGTTATCTGCTGCACGCTGGGCTTGGTGGAAACGGAACGGTGATGACGAAACGTGCTGTAATTAAGCAAGCTACGCTCATTTCGGGTGGGCGTGGAGATGCTGATTCGGGCGAGGCTTAGAAGGTATTCGAAGGCGATTTTTAGGGCTTGCGTGGGCGGTTTTAAGGGCTTGCGAGAGTTGGCAGTGACAAGGGAGCTTTGTGGCTCCCTTTTTTCGTGCCTTCTGGTACGGCTGATGGCGTGATTTTAGGTAAACAGAATGGTGGTTTTGTGGGTGGATGCTGGAGGCTTTTTTGGGGTGACTTATTATGGTGGTTTATGATGGCTTTCAGAGATGTCTCATGGTGATATTTTGGGGTGGCTCATGTTGGCTTTTAGGATTGTTTTCGGACGATATTCGGATGGTCTTAGAATGGTTTTCGAGGGTCGTTTGAAGACCTTTCGAGGGGCTTTCGGATGGGTGGCGAAACTGACGATATATTGTCGATTTTTTAGGTTAGGGGGTCAGTTAGGGGGTCAACTTAGGGGGTCAAAATGAAAAACTTAGGGGGTCAGATGTGGGGTCTGCGGCATACAAGAGCCTGAAAGGGGAAAAATACCCTTTTTGTTGCTTTTTCTGCCGAAAACTTACCCTTGCGGCGCAAAGGTTTTGTGCGGTTACACCTTATTATATATAGTATATGGGGGATTTGATGGCTGCTATTGGACGGATGTATGGGGAGGGGGGAACTTTTAAGGGAAGAATGAGGAACGAAGAGTGAAGAATTGGAGGGGATGAGAACGAACGACGAGCATTAGAACGGTTTGCGGGGGACGTTCTAATGCTCGTCGAGAGATTGCGCTGTATAATGATCTATCAACGTATTTAGTATCTCCTGCAAATGAGGTATAGACATCAATGTTTTATTTGTTTTCATTTCTGCCAGATGTTTGATGATATAATTTATTCTTTTGTTTTTGTCGCTTTGCCTTTTATAATTAGACAAGACTTCATCCCAGTAACACTTGAAAGAATGTTCTACTTGCTTTAAGACACTATAAGAATCATAACCGAAATGCTCCCAATCATATATTTTGTGTTCATCTTCTACAGAAATATAGTGATTGCATTTGGCTTGCTTAGCCTGCAAACGGCAAAATCTTATAGCTGCAGATACATGTTCTTGCGATGGTCGGAAGTCTTCCTCTAATAACCTCTCCTTCGCTTCATTAAACTTTTCTGCCGCTTTTTCTAAATCATAGAAAGATTGGCTCTGCATAAAAGTTTCATATTCTTTTATAACTCGAAGAACCGCCCAAATTCGCTTGTGTCTGCATAGGCGATTATATCTAATATACTTTAATTCTTTACGCCTTTTGTTCCCTGTAGAATCGATTGAAGGAATACTGATAGCTTGGGACTCTTGCACTGGTTTCTTATTGATACAAGCTAGTACAACTATAAGAATAACTATAAAAAGAACTATATACATAATTATTTGGGATAAAGTTTAATTAACCTACACTTGTTGCTATGGTATTCGTTATAGAATTCTCTTTTTCATTTGAAAAATGTCGAATTACTTCTTTGAGACGCCCAATCTCCTCTGCTTGTTCAGCGATTTTTTCTATCAAATCAGAGGTATTCATAGATTGCGTTTCTTTATTTTCTGGTACGAATGGCTCTCCTTTCCCCATAATAACCCAATCTAAGTTCACAATAGGGTATGAGTTTTTCAGACGACGGAGTATTTCGATAGATAACTTCTTTCGTCTTGCTTTTATATCGCTAATAGCAGCCTTGTTTGTCTCAAGTATGCTTGCTGCTTGCACATAGTCAGTTATTACACCTTTCTTCTTTAATAAGTCCAATATTTGGACAAATCTGATATTTTCATCCATATTTTTACGTTTAGTATGAAAAAATCCATCAAAATATTTGGTGGTATGAAATATTCATATTATCTTTGCACCGTGTTTAGTACTAAACACCGCGCCAAAGATACTAAAAAGGTGCGAGATAGGCAAATTTATCGACTTAAAAAAGAATAACGTATGAGTAAACGAAACGCCATCGAGTTCCTCAAAAACATCAAATGGCACTGCGAGCATGAAGAGCCAGAGGGGGACTTTATCAGTGCTACGATAGATATCGCCCTTGAAGAGTTGGAAGTCGAGGAAAACAAATATCCAGTCATACCAACCCATGGGCACATAAATAATAACCAACAAAACTAAAAGATTATGAGCAAGATTGAAGATCTGTTCTGCACCTTAGGCAGAACCCAAAAAGTGGAGTTCATCTCCAAGAACATCGACTTGGCATCTGCAGAGTCAGTGGCAAAGCATGTGAAGGGTTACCTCTTCGATGTACTCAAAGACGTGAATGATGATGAGTATGTGGCAACCTACTTGAGAGAGAAAGGGTACGAGGTGACGAAAAAGAAGAAGTAAGATACTCGCCATAACGGATGCTTATTGCGTTCAGCACAAAAGGCCTTAGGATGACAGCCCGGAAAGACGGGCACGTGGAGATGAGACGGAAAGGAAGACAGTGAGGGTTTTGATATCATCATGCAAGCAGAATGCCAAACAGCTGAATTCATGAGCGAGGGTTCGACTCCCTCGCCTCCACCAATTAAGTGAAGAACGAAGAGTGAGGAGTGAGGAATGTCGCTCGCCACCCTTCATAAAAAGAGAAAGGAAACGATTATGAAACAGAACCGTAGAAATCATCTATCGCTTGCAACAGCGATTCATCGTAACCATCGTAGCTCTCGAAGATCTTGTGGGCAGCAGCCTCGTCTCGACGGCACACCTTACGCACTATGCCGTAATCTGTTAGATTTCCTCGAAGGTAAGCGATATTCATCAGAATTTGAAGCTGAAACCTACGGTGTTCAATCCGTTCTCCTTCGGGACTCCGAGGGTCGGTTGTTTCCGAAAGTTGATAGAGGTAGCCTCTCTCGTAGTCGTAACGTAGGTAACGAGTGTACCAGAGGGATGGATAGTCGGGCTTCTCATCGCCGAATTTGTGATAAAGAAGGACATCGAGTAAACGTTCAAGCGCTTTTAGCCGCGCCGTTAGATAGAGTTCATTTTCTGTCATAAGTGGATGTTTTAAGGGTTCGACAATACGTTTCGGCTGCAAAGATACTCAAAATAATGGAAATCAAGACAGAACAGAATATGAAAAAGAGAATAGACACGACCAAGGAGATGCGCCAGAAGGCGATGAAGGTCTTCCATGTGACAGAGCAGACGGTGTTCAACGCCATCTGTTTCGACTCCAAGAGGGGCGACACCGACAAGGCGAAGCGCATCCGCAGCTACATCCTGCAGAACGGAGGCGTCGTGATGGTGGAACTGCCAGAGGTGGAGACCATACATGACGCTGAGGGGATGATGAGACAGTACTTCCCCAACGGTGGCATGGTAGAGGTGAACAAGATGACGGGCGACCTCGTAGCCTACTACAAGGGCGCAGAGATGTTCAGCAAGGAGAACGTGAGCATCAAGCAACTCGCAGAAGTCCAGGACATCATCTCCCTCTGGACACAGAGGGACGCTGACATCATGACTACCCCTGAGCTTTACAAGAAGCATTGCCGCCTCGCTGGGGTGGAAAGTTAAACCATCAACCATTGAAGTTATATGGACATCACGTTGGTATTGATCATCGCCTTTGGGACATGGGTGCTGGGCATCCACCAGGGCAAGCACTGGGATGAAATTACCAGTGAGGAGTAAAAAAGAAATAACGACAAGGGTGCGGCGATGGAAAAAGCCGAATCACGTTCGATGAGAGGCAATCATCACGCTCCCTGTCTTAAAAATCGAGTTATCAATCATGGAATATTACGGCAATACGCTTTGCATTTCGATGAGCGAGCTTGTTGACAATGGCATTATGGGATATGAATGCTACAAGTCTCTGAGCAGACGAGACAAGCTCGATATTGTTAGGCCTGGCAAGGGACTAGGAAACTATAGTCTCGTTGCCGTGGATAGCCTCCCTACTGTATATAGGCAAAGAGTTGAGAAAGTTTTCCCCGGCGGTCCGGAGGTAAGGTTGCAGGGTTGGGTGACCTCCAACTACGAGGTGGACCAGCGAGCCATCGCCTACTTCAGCAACCCCCGGCAGACGAACCTCGACCTCACCCCCGAGAAGATACAGGAGTACGTGGTGAACGCATCGGTACTCAACTGCTGCATCAAGCTCTACGACCGGGCTTCTTCCTATCGCAAGCTGATGGGCGAGAAGTATGACTGGAACATGATGACGGGCGTGGTGAAGATACTGAAGGACGTGTATCACCACACGCTGCCCGAGAGCACGCTGCGCTTCCGCAAGAAGGTGAACGAGTACCGGCAAGGTGGCTACGCCGCCCTGATCAGCGGAAAGTTTGGCAACCAGAACAAGCGCAAGGTCGATCTGAGGCTGGAGAAGCTGGTGCTCGGGCTGTGGTGCCTGCCCAACAAGCCATACGGCGCACAGGTACGGGACCTCTACGAGGCGTTCCTCTGCGGAGAGCTGGATGCCTACGACGTGAAGACGGGCGAGCTTTTCTCCCCCAACGACTTCACCGACAAGAACGGCGAGCCGATCACGCTCAGCGACACCACCATCCGCAACATCCTCAACAAGCCCTCCAACCGTGCGATATGGGACAAGAGCCAGCTCAGCTGGTCATCGTTCATGCACGAGTCGATGCCGCACATGCACCGCCATGCCGGTGAGTACTCATTGAGTCAGATCACCATGGACGACGTGGATTTGACCCGAAAGCTGCGCGACACCAAGCTCCGAGTGAAAGCCTACTACGCCTACGACAGCGTGAGCCAGTGCGTGCTCGGGGCGAGCTACAGCCGCACCAAGGACCCTCAGCTGGTGAGGGAGTGCTTCCGTGAGATGTTCCGACTGATAGCCAAGCACGGCTGGGGCATCCCTGCGGGCATCGAGGTGGAGAACCACTTGATGACGGAGTACAAGTACTCGCTCTTGCAAGAGGGCACGGTGTTCACCCACGTGCGCTACTGTGCCCCCCTGAACTCCCAGGAGAAGCAAGCCGAGAACTTCAACGGAGCCAAGAAGAAGAGCGTGATACACCGCAACCACACGGGCATAGGCCGATTCTACGGCAAGTGGCAGTGGAGAGCCGAGGCACGCAAGGTGAGCGATGCCAGCAACGACACCTGGGAGGACAAGGAATACTTCAGCTTCGAGGAGCTGGTGGCAGACGACCGCCGAGACAACTACGAGTGGAACCACGCCCTGCATCCCGACCAGAAGCGATTCAAGGGCATGACCCGATGGGACGTGCTGATGGAGCGCATCAACCCTAACCTGCGGCCTTACGACGAGATCACCCTTGCCCGGTACATCGGCGAGAAGGTGGAGACATCGGTAAGGAGGAACTCCACGGTGAGGGTGGCATACGAGGATTGGTGGCTCTCCTCGTACGAAGTGCTGAAGAAGCTCGCACCCAACAACTACAAGGTGACCGCCTACTACCTGCCCGATGAGGATGGCAAGCCGCAGAACGTGTACATCTTCCAAGGTGACAGATACATCGACCAGGTGGAGCGAGTGGAGACCTACAACCGAGTGATGGCTGAGCAGACCGATGACGACAAGCGCAAGTTCTACAGCCAGCAGAAGAAGGTAAGGCAGTTCATGAGGTTCGTGGGCAAGGGCGTGGAAGAGACGCCGACCATCGGAATACAAAAGAAATTAAACTTAAACGATATAGATGATGAGACAGAAACAGAGATTACGCCACAAGGCCCAGCGATGCAAGAAGCACCCAAGGAGCCGCCAGGGATGGGGCGAGCGGAAGACGACATAAGCGACATCCTCGCACTGATGGAAGATTCCCCCGACGAAGCCACGCTGCGGGCGCAAGCCATAGCGGACATCTAAGGGAAGAGTGAAGAAAGAAGAGTGAAGAATTCTCTTGCAAGGCTGCTCCTACCACATTTCCAACGGCCTTAGAATGCACTTATAACACGCTTAGAACACAACTTAAAACACTTGAAGATATGATAACGACAGAACAGAAGAAAAAGATTACAGCCGCCATCGAGCGCAACCGTGCGCTCTACGAGAGCGACTCGAAGCACGCCAAGGTGCTCGGCATCTCCACCAGCGTGTATAGCATGGTGAAGCAGGGACAGACCGACAAGGCCCTATCCGATGCCAACTGGGTGCGACTGGCCCGCCGACTCGACGTGAGCCTGAAGCACGAGATGGACTGGCAGACGGCTCGCACGGAGACCTTCGTCACCATCACCCAGCAGATGGAGATGGTGCAAGGCTCGGCTCTCTCGATGATACTCTGCGACGAGCCCAACATCGGCAAGACCTACACCGCCCGACAGTATATCAAGACCCACAAGGAGGCCATCTACATCGACTGCTCGCAGGTGAAGACCAAGCGCCGCTTCATCCGACAGATGGCGACCGAGTTCGGACTGGATGGGCGTGGCACCTACGCCGATGTGTATAACGACCTCACCTACTACATCGTCAACGTGTTGCAGTCGCCCCTGGTGATACTCGACGAGGCAGGCGACCTGCAGTATGAGGCGTTCCTGGAGCTGAAAGCCCTCTGGAATGCCACCGAGCACTGCTGCGGCTGGTACATGATGGGTGCCGACGGACTGAAGGAGAAGATCAACCGCTCCATCGACTGCAAGAAGGTGGGCTACACCGAGATACTTTCCCGATATGGCGGCAAGTATGCCAAGATAAGCCCCGACGACGGCAAGGACCGACAGGACTTCCTGATGCGCCAGGCGGTGATGGTGGCGAAGGCGAACGCACCCAAGGAGAGCAGCAGCCTCGACATCGCCAACATCGCCCGAAGGGCACAGGGCAGCCTGCGCCGAGTATATACCGAGATAGAGAAAGTGAAAGGCGATGAATAATGCACAATGTATAACCAATAATTCGTTGCTATGGTAAAGAGAGCATATGGTCCGAGGGAGATGATGCGCTTCAAGAGCGTGCCGCTCCCATGGGACGGAGAATGGCAGAGGGTGTTCGGCAACCCCGAGATCAACGACATGTGGTTCATATCGGGTCCCTCTGCGTCGGGCAAGAGCTCGTTTTGCATGCAGCTCGCCAAGAAGCTCTGCGAGTATGGCAGCGTGCTCTACGTGAGCGTGGAGGAAGGCACGAAGATGAGTTTCTGCCAGCGACTGAGACGCTACCACATGGAGGAGGTGCAGAGCAAGTTCCGGGTCGTTGACAACGGAAACCTGGACGACTTGAAGGAACGGCTCCACAAGCGCAAGAGCGCCAAGTTCATCATCCTCGACTCGCTCCAGCTGTTGCAGTCCACGTTCGGCTGGACGTTCCAGGACGCACTCGGGCTGATGGCGGAGTTCCCCCACAAGTGCTTCATCTTCATCTCGCAGGAGTACAAGAGCGAGCCGATGGGCAAGACAGCCGGAAAGCTAAAGTACCAAGCCAGCGTAAAGGTGAGGGTGAACGGCTACAAGGCGGTGTGCCAGGGGCGATTCATCAAGGAAGCCGGGGCTGAGTTCGAGGTATGGCAGGACGGAGTGATACAGACATCAAACAATCTTTAGGCTTATGGAAGAGGTAATCAATGAGATCATGGAGTACGTGAAGCGCAAGACTTCCGACTTCTCCTACATGGACCAGGCACAGATCTACGGCGAGCTGGAAAGCCGATTGGCCGACCTCAACGCCGACGCACTGCGGAGCGAGTACCTGGGGAGCAACATCGACGAATACATCCTTGACGGGGTGTAGGGAAATGATAAATTATAAATGATAAATTATAAATGACATTTAAACCAATATACGACTATGAGTGAGATTCTGAAAGAAATCAAGCAATGGTGCAAGGCCATTGGCGACGAGCAGCACCGCAAGAAGGTGCTGCGCAGGGAGAAGGAGGTGAAGCACGAGGCCCAACTGAGAGTACAGGTAAGGGAGTTCGGCGGTGAGCTGTTCTTCTGCTTCGATGGCATACCGCTGCTGCACGAGGATGACCTTGCCATCGACCTGGGCAGTGCGGCACGAGAGGCACGAGGACATTTCTGCGACTATCGAATGACGCAGGACGCTTGATGTTTCACCGTAAGACAGAGAACGGAACATGATATACCAACTGCAAGTAAAGAACGGATGGAAATGGCACGACCGATTAAGAACTACCATCGCTTCTACGCCTCGTTTAACAAGCTGCAGAAGCACGGCTCTGACGAGGACACTAAGGCGGCTCTCGTGAGCCAATGGACCGGAGGCCGCACCACCCACCTCAGCGAGATGAGGGTGCGAGAATATACAGACTGCTGCAAGGCGCTGGAGAACATGCTGGGCTATGGCGACCAGCGCAAGCGACACCGCTCCATCTGCCTGCACCTGATGCAGGAGCTGGACATCGACACCAATGACTGGCAGCGCATCAACGACTTCTGCAGCCACCCCCGCATCTGCGGCAAGGTGTTCGCCCTGCTCGACATCCCCGAGCTGGAGGCACTGGAGCTGAAGCTCCGGGCCATCAAGCGCAAGGGAGGGCTCAGGGGAAGTGAAGAGAGAAGCGCGTCTGCAAGTGAAGAACGAAGAGCGAAGAGTGAAGAATCGAGCGGCGCACGTGCTGCCTCTTCTTCCTCTCCATATATCAACCCATCAATCATAATCATACAGCAAAATGGAAACAACGACAGTTACAACCCAACAACAGCAGGCAGCCGCCCAGGAGGCAGCCGCCCCTGCTGAGGAGAAGAAGGTGACCATGGCGGTCGATCTCTCCCAGATGACGGAGGCACAGAAGGCGGCACTCCGTGAGCAGCTCAACGCCGAGGCGAAGAGCAGCCGCCAGGAGAACCGCAAGGCATACGAGGACCTCAGACACGAGTTCATGGTGAACGTGGAGAACCAGCTGGGCATCATCGTAAAGAGCGTGAAGCAATTCAAGGACTGGCTCGGCAGCGAGTCGGATGCCTTCACCAAGATCATGCAGCGATATGGCCAGACCAAGTTCGACGACCAGAAGAGCTTCACCATCACCGACGGCGACTTCCGCCTCTCCATCGCCAGCAACAACGTGAAGAGCTTCGATGAGCGTGCCGACCTAGCCGCCGACCGACTCATCAAGTACCTCAAGCGCTACATGGAGCAGAGCGAGAAGGGACAGGAAGACCCGATGTACCAGTTGGCGATGACGCTCCTGGAGCGCAACAACGCCGGCGACCTCGACTACAAGAGCATCTCGAAGCTCTACGAGTTGGAGGACAAGTTCGACGAGGAGTACGCCGACATCATGACACTCTTCAAGGAGTCGAACGTGGTGCAGAAGACCGCCGTCAACTTCTACTTCTTCAAGCGAAGCCAGGAGTCGGGCATCTGGACTCGCATAGAGCCTAGCTTCTGCCGCTTGTAGAAGAGTGAGGAATCACGACTTTAATGTTTTCTTTAATATCATATCAAAAGTGTGTTAAACTAAGGGAAGGGCAAGTGCTTTGAGGACATACCGCAAGAGGACCGGACTGAGCTACAAGAAGAGAGTGGCTGACATCAATGCGATATACGACCGATATGCCAAGTTGGGAGTACCCAACAGGGAGATATGGAGGCGGTATATTTACCCCACGTATGCTCTGAGCGAGCGTCAGTTCTACTACATCTTGAAGGCATCCGCCGACCCTCGCAACGAGATCAGCGAGGCACAGGAGCTCTTCCTGAAGTTTGAGGAATAACATGGCTATGGCAAGTGCAGACGGAGAATTGAGAAAGGTGGTGAGGCGGATACTGAGTGACATCCGCGTCGAGCTGGGCGATGAGTTCGACCAGAACTTTGAGCGGCAGGGCTTCTTTGCCGAGAAGTGGCAGAGGCGCAAGAGTCCCATACGTGGCGATGGCCACATCCTCGTGGCATCGGGCGACCTCCGCAAGAGCATCAGGAGCCGCAGCGACGAGAGCAGCATCACGTTCTACAGCGACCTAGCCTACGCAGGCATCCACAACGAGGGTGGCGAGATCAAGGTGACGGCAAGGATGAAGCGGTTCTTCTGGCATAAGTACCATGAGACCAAGGATGAGTTCTGGAAGGCGATGGCGCTGATGAAGGTAGGCAAGACGATAAAGATACCTCGCCGCCAGTTCCTGGGCATGGCACCGGAGGTGGAGACCGAGGTGAGGAAGATCATCGAGGACAACCTCACGCAATACTTCGAGCACGACTTCAATATCAATACAAAATGACAAGATTATGGACGCAAGATTAAGACTATATACAGACATCGTGATGGCGATGAGAAGCAAGGTGCCAGAGATCAAGACCTTCGACTTCTGGAACCGCCAAGTGGAGTTTATGCAGGAAGACACCGCCTTCGAGTGCCCCGCCCTGTTCATCGAGTTCGGGGCTATCCAGTGGGCGCAGAAATACAAGGAGACCTGCAGGGGGCTGGAGGGACTGGGCGAGGTTCGCCTTCACCTTGTCACCGACTGGCACGCCCACGAGGATGGCGTGACGGCGATACAGCTCAGCGAGAAGATGTTCCAGGCACTGCTGGAGATGCCGGGCGTGGCCGACTATCAGCTGGGCTTCCCCTCACAGACGCTCACCAACCACGACCACGAGGAGGTGATGGAGAGCATCGAGGTGATAGGCGCAAGGTTCTGGAGGGATGTGCCATACTAGAGACGTTAAATGTGCGAGACTTTTACTCATAAAGTAAATGAAACATACGGAGAAGGGGCTACGTCGTGATGACGCAGCCCCTTTGTTTTTGCTTGGTGGTAAGATTGTAGTAAGGTTGCGCCCATGGGCGCTATGCCTTAGTACTCCTTGACGTTCTCGTCGCCGGAGTCGCTTCCACTGGAGGAAGAACCGCCGCCGGTCTGTGAGCCGCCAGCCTGTGAGCCGCCTCCCTGTGAGCCGCCAGCCTGTGAGCCACTGCCGCCCTCGGATGGCTTCTGCCCGGTGCTGCCGCTGTCGCCCTTGCCCTCGCTATCACCTGGGGCTGGGTCGGTAGGGTTGGCATCGCCTTGTGCCTTGGCTCTTCGGATGGCGGCACGCTGCTCGTCACGGTTGGCAACGATGTTGAACACGGCGTTCTCCTTCAGGTTCTCGAAGCTCTTGCCCGGTACCCACACCACGTTCACCTTCTCCACGCAGATGTCGGGGTTGTACTTGCTGGCAGTCTCCGTGCCCTTGCCCTGCAGGGTGACGTAGAACTCGCCGAGCTTGCCCAGCTCCACCTTCTTTCCTGCCAGGAGCATCTCTCTGAGGCACTTCACCGCCTTGCCGAGGATGGCTTGCACATCCTCAGCGTCATAGACGTTGTTGTGGTCACTGATGTGCTCTGAGAACTTCTCGAGCGTCATCTTCTCGGTGTACTGTGCCACACCGTAGGCTTTCTTTGGGTCGTCAGGCTTGGCTGGGTTGCCCATCATTGCAATACTGTAGTTGATCATGCAAATAATAAATTATAATGAATAAATAATGAATGGGGTTTGCACCGTCATCAAGGCGGTCGCTTCCCCTTATAATTTTGTCGCAGTTTCGTCCCTACTAGGGGCGAGGCTCGGTCGGTACTAGGGGCTGAGTTTGGTCGGTACTAGGGGCGAGGCTCAGTCGCTACTAGGGGCTGAGAAACGAGGCAATATCGTGAGCGTTCATTCGTTATTGGTACATATAGAACTTAAAACATTTATTATTATGAAACCTTACTTATCAGATAGTACGCATAGCGATATGTGTCGTCAATTATTGGATATACGATCGGAGTTGGACCAGCAGCGACTATCACTAGTTCAGCACCTGACCACTTTAGATGCCATGTTACTCGGACTGCTGACTGTTTTCCACGATAAACTTCAAATCGTATTATTTCCTCCGTCTCTGACTTCAGCTGGTGTGATTTTATTATTTTTATCTCTGGTTCTTGGTATATACTATCTATGGATGTCTTATATATTGAACGAGAAAGTTTATCGTCAACTAGTTCGAGCAGGCCTAAAGGGGTCATCCCAGGATATCGGATCTGTAAAAGCCCCATTCGGGACAGTATTCTCTGCCAAAGCCTGCCCAATCTTCTTGTGCTTGGGTACTCTACTCTTACTGGTAGGTGAATTTCAATGGTAGGATATTTATTTTCTCCCATATTTCTTGCAGGTTTAAAATGTTTGTTGTATCTTTGCAGCGTGTAAATGTCGAAGATACGGCGCGATAACTTCAAGCTTTCCTTTTGCACATCTTGGGTGACTATCAGTCACCCTTTATCTTTTCTAATTCCCTCTTTATGTTTTCTTTCGATGCCTTGATGTCATCAGTAAAGAAACCATTATCAATAAGCACGGCTTTATTACGATATATAATGTAACATTCCTTAATGATGCCAGTCTTGAAATCCATATACCTATTATTGATGCCAGAGGCTAACCTGATGGATGGGAATTTCTCGAAACGTTTAGGGTGCATATCCAAGTCGAGTACTACTACCTCGCAACCTTGCTTGATAGCTTTCTTGAAACCAGACGCTATCCCATTGGTCGATTCTATTCCTTTTCGATCTGCCACTTTCTCGTTAATAAGGTATTCAGGGTTCTTGACTCCATCCTCAAAGACATGCTTTCTTATCTGCACACTCATGTTAGGGAATGAGGATAAGAGGGCATGAGCCGCACGGGTATTCTCTTCCACCTCCGTCTTGTCTGCTAGGTTGCTTATCTTCAGACGTTCTCCAAATTGAGCATCTAGGGTGTAGCTTCCTCTACTTTGGCAGCTGTAAACACACCGACAGGCAGCGCAGAGTTGGTTATCTACGATTTCGTTTACCAGCCCTAGCTTTCCCTTTGCCACATCGCAGTCGGTGCAACGCTTGATGGTGTAGGGATTGTAATCGGGCATGGTCTTGCCCTGCTTGCCGCTGTTGAAGCGGAAAATGCTCAGCTTCTCGCCGTTCAACACTTCCTCGCCACGGCTCATCGCCTCGTTGTGGGGCGTCTCCTCATATTTGCCACGGCGCACCTGTACCACGGTGCAGCGGCAGTTGTGGGTGATGCCTATAGGAACAATGTACGACTCATCCTTGAAAATAGACAGGTTATAAACGGTCGTTTCTCGTTTCTTTTTCGTAACTTTGCCCTCAACCAATACGTAACGATTATGAAAAAAGGTATTTCTCAAGAAATCAAAGAACGAGTTGAAACCATCGAAGGCATGAATATCCTTGATGCCGCAAAACACAGGTACATCACGGAGAAGCGCAGTTTCAGATGGCTTAGTGCCCATTGGAACATCAATGGTAGAACCGTGCATCGCCTCCTTGCCGACTTTGGCATTTCCATCCGACATGGTAGTGAGGCGGTCAGAACTCAATGGATAGACAACCCCGACAGAAGAAAGAAAACGAGCGAGCGACTTACGCAAACCAACCATGAGCTTGCCGCCAAGGGTCTCCATGTACGCCAAGGTAAGACCAAGGCCAACAGCGACCTCATTCGTGGCATAGCTGAGAAGCTGAAATCGTGCTCTTCCCTTCTTCGCCCTGACGTGAAGGCGAAGGCGTTGCAACATGCCCTTGCCACTCGCAGGCTTCACCCAGAGCGCATGAGCGCACTCCGTACACCATTGAGCAAAAGCGAGGAAATCATAAGAGACCACCTGACGGCAATAGGCCTTCCATTCGAGACGAGAAAGCTTCTTGGAGGTTACGTCGTTGACTTTTTCATTTCCGACATCAACCTTGTCATTGACTGCCAGGGACGCAATCGCTTTCCACTTTCTTACGCACGCCATCAAGCCATAACGCAACAAGGTGCGAGTGTTTGCTATTGCGTGAACAACCAGGTGAAGCGTGGAGTTTTCACCCACTTGGATGATTATGTCGCCCTTGTGAAGGCTTCTCGCCTCGACCCATCCGTGAGGTGTGCAGAAGCGGTGATTTGGGGTGCATGTGGCCATCGCCCCTTTGGTGATGACACAGACAAGTTCATCGTCCACCGTACGGGCGTGCGTTCCGATTACCTTACGTACCTTACCACTTCCACCAATCACTAAGTCGCCTTTCTTGATGCTCTCAATACCTTTCCACCCGTCCATGGTAAGCACAGGAGTGCCAGCCACGAAGCAGTTCCAGCCGTTTGGCGGGTAGTAGCTCTCCCAGAAAGGGTCACTCATCGGCAGGGTGATGCGGTCGAGGGCGGCGTGCTCCGGGCGCACCTTGTCATCATGGGCGGTGCGGTACTGCAAGAGGTAGCGGTCGCCATCCTCGCTGTACTGTTCCCACTTCGCCGCCATCTCTGCCGAGGCTTGCACGAAGTTGTACTCAGCGTGGAGGTAGTTGGCGTTGTACGTTTCATCTATCTTTCGGACGTCGTTCAAAAAGCGTTCGAACGGCTTTCTATCGCCGTTCTCATCGAGCAATGACGGGAACGCCTCGTTCAGCTCGTGGAAGGTCTTGATGCCTGAGAAGATGTAGTTGGAGCGAGTAAGGCGCTCCCTCATCTTGTCGGTCATCCTCACTTGCTTGAAGGTGGAGTCGAGGATGCCGGCATGGGCATTGATGAAGCTCTGCGCCTCGTCGGATGCCAGGATGTCGATGTCGAGCTGTGCGCCCCTCTGACCATAGAGCGCCCTCATCATCTTGTCGAACTTGTGGGTGAGGTTCTTGTACTCGCTCAGCTTCTTGTAGTCGTCGTTGGTTCCCTCCAGGGGTATGAGGTTGTCGCCCAGCCATCGTCTGTATCGTTGGTGCAGCCCCTTGTAGTCGTCGGGGCTTAGTCGAAAAAAGGTTGGCTCGCTGATGGTGCGGATAACGCAGATTTGTCGTCCTTCTTGTCATCCTCTGATGGTTGCTGCATGCCGAATGGGTTGGCTTGCTGCAAGCGTTCGCCCACGGGCATGTTGTACTTGTCGGCGAAGTACTTGCCATCGACCTCGTAGCGGTCGGCTATCATCTTCTCGTACTCCATCTGCTGCTCCGGGGTGTAGTCTATCGACTTGTCCCAGGTGAAGTGCATGCCCTGCAGTGGGAAGCCGTGTTGGATCATCCGGGGGATGAGCTGGTTGTTGATGGTGTTCGCCAATAGCTTGGCATCGCTCTCCACGATGTTCTGGAACACCTCCAGGTGGGTCTGGCTCTGCGAGAGGCTGCTGCCGTCCTCGATGGTCATGGTCTGACCGATGATGAGCTTCGATATTTCCGAGTTGGCTCTATCCACACGCTTGTCATACACATTGAAGGCATCGCTCTTGGCGTTCTCCACCAGTTGCACGGTGGTACCCTCAGGCAGCACTGCGTAGCTGGCCAAGCCCATGCGCTTCATCATCTCCTCTATCTTGTCGGTCTCGCTCTGGCTGCGCGAGCTGGTGGTCGCCACACGGAGCGGGATGCCGAAGATCTCGCCAAACACGTCCCAGGCGGCGAGCACGTTCTTCTTCGGTATGGTGTGCTGCGCCGCCTTGAGGTAGAGTCCGAGGTCGTCGGGCTTGCCCACCTCCACCAGGTTGCCGAAATATTCGGGGGCGTGGTAGTCGATGCCGGTGGTCCAGTCCTGCCCGAGGTCGGTGATGAAGCAGTGGTGCTCCGGTATGACGTACTTGCGGTCGATGAGGCGCATGCCATCGTAGGCCAGGCAGCCGTCACCATCGGTGGTGAGGTCGCCCATCTCGATGAGCGTGTGCCCCCAGTAGGGCGTGGAGAGCACCAGTCGGCAGAAGTCGTCAAACCACTCCTGCTGCAGGAAGTGCCTCAGCTCATCGTGGGGCGTGCCATCCTTGTCCTCGATGTTGAAGGAACGGGCGAGCACGAAGCCCATCCTCTGCCCGATGCACCCGGAGAGGTGTGCGTCGATGTCGGCATCACGGTAGATGTCGTAGAGCCACTGGCGGTTGGGGCTGTCCACGTCGATGGCTAGCTGCCATGCACGCCGCCACTTCATGATGTCGCCCTTGGTGAGTGCCTCTGTGGTGCGCTGCAGCTTGGCCAGGATGCTCTCCACCTTTCGGCGGTCGCCCTTTCCGGCTAGCTGCACGTCGCCGAACACGGTGTGCCACACACGTGGCTCACCCTTGATGGCTCTTCTGAGGTCGTATATGCCATCGATGGCCTTGTTGAAAATTCCCATAGTCTTCTTTGCTTTAGAATGAATTGATGGTTGTGTGTGTTACCAGGAGTGGTTGTCGGGACCCTTGCCGAAGGCGAGCACGCCGCCCACTCCCGTGGCGTTGCCTTGTGCGTCGGTACTCCCAGGCAGGTCGGGCACGATCTTTCCGGCTTGCACGCCCTCCAGCCACTTGATGGCTCGCTCGTATCGCTCCTGCCTGGTCTCCATGCCCATGCGTCCGGAAGCGGATGCCGCCATGTTGTAGAGGGCGATGTCGGCGGTGTACATCACCAGCTGGCGGTTTCGGTCGCTCCCCTCGGCGGCGAATATCTTGCCGCAGTCGTATCGGGGTCGCAGGTACCCCGCCACCTCCTCGATGGCCTCGGCGATGGCGTTCTCGACGTTGACGGGGTCGGCTTGCGTGATGACCTTCAGCGAGGCTTCGCTAGCCACCACCTTGAAATCTTCTGTGCTGATAAACATCTTTGTATGAATGATAAATGATAATGAATAAATGACAAATGGGCTGCGCCCTTGGGGGCTTACCACGTGTTCCGGGGCTTCTGTCGCTCACCGATGCGAGGCACGAAGGCTTCCAGCCTGCCCTGCTTCTGCAGGATGTAGATGGCTCCCTCGTCGGCATCGGGCGCATCGTCGTGGGCACGGCTGCCGTGCTCCAGCGAGAGCGTCTGGTCGATGCCCACCTGCATGTCGTCGGTGTCCTTCAGCGCCTCGTTGTAGTACACCTGCCCACGCTCCCAGAACGGAGCCACGCTCTCGATGCGCTGCAGCTTGTCGGGCTTCTTGCGGTAGTCGGGCATGATGGGCAGCTGGTAGCCACGGATGTCGCCCTCCGCCTGAAACTCGTCGAGGGCGGTGTCCTGCATCAGGTTCGACTCCATGTAGAACTGGATGCTCGCCCCTTCCTCCAGTGATCGCTCATAGAGGTTGTACAGCCAGCGCACCATCTCGCCCGTGGTGGCCTGGCGCACGAAGCAGTCCACGAGGTGCAGCTCCCTGCCCATTGCCCCCCAGAGGCGGCAAGCCTTGTAGTCGTTGGAGGTGGTCGATTTCCACGAGGGGTCGGTGTAGCACACCAGCGACTCGTATTTGGACAATCTTGGCATCCTCTTGTATTGGATCCAGTTGTGTCGGAAGATGGTGCCGTCCTTGATCGGGTTGTGCATCATCTCCTTCTCCCAGTCGCGGTAGCCCACGAACTCACGGTAGGCGTCCACCTCCTCCCGGGTCCACTTCTCCCTCCATGTGGGGTTGCCGTCCTTGTCGATGGCATACACCTTGCTGAGGAACACGCCCTTGGTGTGGGCGATGTTGTAGAGCACGGAGTTCTTGTCGATGAGGTTGCCCACCATGATGAAGCGGCCACGACCCACGTCCAAGGCTCCGAATAGTGCCGACTTCACCCAGTGGGTCAGCTCCCTCACTCGCTTCTCGTTCTTGCAAAGCTCATCATCGTCGAGGTCGTCGATGACGATGTAGTCGGGGCGTGCCTCACGGTCACGGAGGCCACGGGGGCTCTGTCCTCTGCCGCAGCCGAGGAACTTCACGCCGCACGCCGCCTTGAACTCGCCGTCGGTCCAGTCGCCCCCGGCAGGCTTCTGCTGCCCGAAGTCACGTATCAGTCGGTCGTTGTACTCCAGCTCTGCCTGCACGTCGGCCAGCAGTCGCTTGGCGGAATCCTCGCTCTTGCCCACCACGACCATGAAGTTGATGAGCCGCTGCGGCTGAAACATGAGCCACAGGGGCAGGAACACGTCCATGTGGGTGCTCTTGGCATGGCCACGTGGCCACATGAACACCGCCTTCAGGTTGGGGGTGGAACGCACCTTGCGCGCCGCCTGGTTGTGGAAGGGGGCGTTGTGGATGGTCTTCAGCACCTTGCCCGTGGTCTTGTCCTTGAGCTGCAGGTAATGGGGGAAGTAGTACTCGCAGAAGGCGGCGTAGTTCTGCTGCAGTCGCCTGATGCGTGCCTCCTTCTCCGCCTTGCCCTCGGGGCGCATGATGCTGGTGTCGGTCATGGAGTGTATCTCCTTGCAGAGTTCCCTCCACTTCTCGTAGGCTTTCCTAGCCTCTGTACTTACTGCCATAGATTAAATGATAAATAACAAATGATAAATAATAAATGGGGCTTGCGCCTTAGAGGTCGCACGAGAACCCGTTGTTCATCTTCTCGGAGATGAAGAGGTCCTGGTAGTAGTTGAATGTCTTCAGCAGCTCCGGCGTGATGTTGGGGTCGCTCTGCGCCCTGAACTTCATCCACTTGGAGAACGCCATGAACACCTCGATGGCATCCACCACGTTCGCCTTCTTGTCGAGCTTCTCGATCACAGCCGCCATCTTGGCGAGCTTGTCGCCGAGTCCCGCCATCTTCTCCGGGTCCTCGCTCTCGTTCACCTGGCTCACGAGTGCGTCGATCGAGAGGAGGAGCTTGTTCACGATCTCCGGTCGTGTCACGGTCTTGGCGGCACGCTGCTCCTTCCATCCACCCTTGGTTGCCCAGTTGGACACGGTCACACGGCTCACCTCTATCTGCTCGGCTATCTCTGCCTGCTCCTTGCCTGCCATATACAATGTATGGGCGAGGTCCTTCTTACGTTCTAGTTCTGCTTTTGTCATAATGTGTGAATATTAAAAATGTAGTGCAAAGGTGCGATTATTTGGGCAGTCTGCCAAAAAAGTGTGCAATGGTTGCAGAGATGTGCGCAACCATTGCACACTTTTTTGGAGGAATGGTGGAAAGTTAGTAATATTGCACCGTCATTCCGAGTGATGAGCGAGGAGTGAGGAGTGAAGAATCAAAATGTAATACCGTATAAAATATGGGAAAGAAAGTAAGAATCAGCGACGAGAGCGTGAACTGCTACGGCACACGCATCCTCACCAGCGGCATCGACCTCACCCAGTACCAGCGCAACCCCGTGCTGCTCTACATGCACGAGCGAGGCAAGGTGGTGGGACTGGTGAAGAACCTGGAGGTGAGGGACGGCGAGCTGCTGGGTGAGCTCTGCTTCGACAAGGCATCGCCCCTGAGCGTGCAGCTGGAGAAGCAGTACCAGTTTGGCAGCCTCCGCATGGTGAGCGCCAACCTCCGCATCCTGGAGACCAGCGGCGACAAGCAACTGGTGAAGGAGGGTCAGACCTTCGAGACCGTGACACGGTGCGAGCTGTTTGAGGTGAGCGCAGTGGATATTGGCGGCAACGACAACGCCATGGTGCTCTCCGACCAGAGCGGACAGGAAATATCCCTGGCAGGGGGCAAGGACGGCAAGCCGCTCCTGCCACTATTGAATAACGCAAGTAATAACCCTTTAAAAAAGAACGAAATGGAATTGAAGCAGATTGCCCTGGCACTGGGGCTGGCGGAGACAGCCACAGAGGCTGACGTGACCGCAAAGATGAAGGAGTTGAAGTTGCAAGCCGGCAAGGTGGGCGAACTTCAGAAGAAGGTGGACTCTCTCGTGGAAGAGCAGCTCGAAGCCAAGAAGAAGGCAGACGAGATGAAACTCGCCAGCGTGACTGATGCCGTGGAGAACGCCATCAAGGAAAAGCGACTCGACGCCAGCATGAAGGATCACTTCGTGGAGCTTGGCAAGAAGATAGGCCTCGACTCCCTGAAGCTCACCCTAGGAGCCATGCGACCACAGGGCAAGGTGAGCACCGTGGTGAACCGTGGCAAGGACGGACGACTCACCCGTGTGGAGACTGGCTCGTACCAGAAGCTGAGCGAGGTGCCTGCCGATGAGCTCCTGGAACTCCGCGACAACAACCGGGAGGAATACATCGCCCTCTACAAGGCTGAGTTCGGATTCGCGCCAGACTTCGACTAACGTCCCATGGCGCAGCATCAATCAACAACACATCATCATCATTTTTTAAGAAACATAGTGACACATGAAACGAATCATTTCTCTTTTTAGCGCACTCCTGTTCAACTGCATCATGGGTGCGGTAATCTCCGCCGCAATGGGCTACGACCCCATGGCGGGCGCAGTGGTGGCCAACCTCACAGTGATAGCCCTCGGGGGCTTCATGCCCAAGGGCGCAGCCTGCGAGGGCGTGCTGAAGGAACTCTGGACGGGCTACCTCGTGAAGCAGCTGGAGCGTGCCGAGAAAGCCACCTTTCTCGATGGCATCCCCGACAACTCCAGCATCGTGGCCAACGACGTGATCCACCTGGTCGATGTGGGCGGCGACCCAGACGTGCTCATCAACAACACGACCTATCCACTGGCGGTGCAGGAACTGAAGGATGGTGACATCGCCATCAAGCTCGACAAGTTCCAGACCAAGCCTACCCCTATCACCGACGATGAGCTTTATGCCATCTCATACGACAAGATCAGCCGTGTGAAGGACGCACACGCAAGAGCCATGAACGTGGCCAAGTTCTCGAAGTCGGCACACGCCCTCACCCCTAACGAGAACACCGCCTCCACCCCTGTGCTCTCCACATCGGGCGAGACCGACAAGGAGACGGGTCGCGTGAAGCTCTGCATGAACGACGTCATCCGCCTGAAGAAGGCGCTCGACAAGTTGAACGTGCCTGTGGAGGGTCGCCGCCTCGTGCTCTGCAACGACCACGTGAACGACCTCCTGGAGACCGACCAGGTGTTCAAGGAGCAGTACAACATCAACCGCACCGACGGCACCGTGGGTCGCCAGTATGGCTTCGACATCTACGAGTTTGCCGAGAACCCAGTGTTCACCACAGCCGGCAAGAAGAAGGCTGTGTCGTCAGCCGCAGCCGCCAACGAGTACCAGGGCTCCTTCGCCTTCTACACCGGTCGTGTATTCAAGGCTACGGGTAGCACCAAGATGTACTACAGCCAAGCCAACAACGACCCATTGCACCAGCGCAACCTCATCGACTATCGCCACTACTTCATCGTATTGCCTCAGAAGATGGACGCTTGCGCCGCCATCTACAGCAAGTACAATGCCGCGGGCAAGGCATAATCACCCCATCAAGCATCAAGGCTATGGCTAGGATGAAATATCTGGTGCTCCACTGCACCGCCACGCCAGAGGGAAGGGAGGTGAGTGCCGCCGACATCAGGCACTGGCACTGCGACCCTCCCTCGAAGGGCGGCAGGGGATGGAGGCAGGTGGGCTACACCGACCTCTTTCACCTCGACGGCAAGGTGGAGCGACTGGTGAGGAACAACGAGGATGCCGAGGTCGATCCATGGGAGATCACCAACGGTGCGGCAGGCTTCAACGCCATCAGCCGGCACATCGTGTACGCCGGAGGACTCGCCGGAGACGGCAAGACCGCCAAGGACACCCGAACCCAGGCACAGCTGAAGGCGATGACCGAGTACGTGAGGGAGTTCCACCGACGCTTTCCACAGATACGCATCGTGGGACACAACGAGCTGAACCACGGCAAGGCGTGCCCATCGTTCGACGTGCAGAAGTGGCTCCAGTCAATAGGCATCAGGCAGGTATAAGGACTGTCATTTCAGGATAACATTTTGTGAAAGTTGCATAATCACTCATAATTAGTTAATTGGTTTAAGGTTTGAAAGGCGATGACAGACATCATAATGAACATACTGCAGTGGGCTATCCCATCGGGCGGCATAGGTGCTGCCATCGCCTGGATAGCCAACCGAAAGGTAAAGGCGGCGGAGCAGGCCAAGCAGGTACACGACACCTATAAGTCGATGTACGAGGATGTGAGCCGTGAGTTGTTGAACTTACAAAGGAAAGTGGATGAGAACACAAGGGAAAACGCAAGCGCCATCGAGGAACTCAACCGTGAGAACACTCGCACACGCAATGCGCTCAATCGGCTCAGCCGTGCCATCGAGGCGATACAGCTTTGCCCTCATCGTGCTTCTTGCCCTGTCAGCGGTGAGCTGCAGAACGGCGAGGAAGGCACAGGACGAGACGATGAGCCAGGCTCGAACAGAGCTAAGTCTAGACAGCAGCGCAAGCAGAAGGCAGGCAAGCGAGACGCTGACGGCGGAAAGCCTGGCGACCATGGAGACGTGGGAGCAGGCGTGGATGCTGCTGCCCCTCGACAGTAGCGGGGGCGGTGGAATCATCGTCAGGGGCAAGGGAGAGAGAAGGCTGCTGGTGGGCGCACGCTCCACGCGGAGCACCATCGGAACCGACTCTTCCAACGTGGTTCGGACGGCATCCGAACGGCATTCTAACGAGAGCAAGACGGAGGCGAGGAAGCCTCCAGACGGGCTGACGGAACTGGCAGGCAAGGTGGCGTTCGTCATCATGGCCTTCGGAGTGAGCTATCTAGTAATAACGTATAAAAAGCAATAAGAAAATGGAAAATATTTTGGACGGCACCGACCTCATCCTCAGCGTGAACGGCGGTGCACTGGCATTCTCCACGGGATGCAAGATCACCACCTCGACCGAGACCGGCGAGCGTGTGACCAAGGAGGCGGCGGCAGGCAAGTGGAAGGAGAAGTACGTGAAGAGCTTCTCGGAGAGCATCAGCGCCGATGGCGTGGTGTGCGTGGACGCAGCCAAGGACGCTCCTACCTACGACACGCTGAAGGATCTGCAGATAGCTGGCACGGCAGTGGACGTTACCTACAACGTGCGCGAGCCAGGCAAGCGCACCGGCAAGACGGCTGGCGGCTACAAGGGCAAGTTCATCATCACCTCGCTCGACCTCGACGGTCAGGCAGGCGACGATGCCAAGTACTCCATCCAGCTCGAGAACTGTGGCAAGGTGGAGAAGCTGACCACCGGCTTGCAGGACGGCACGGTGACGCAGAGCGCATCGAGCCAGCAGGCAGTGGGCAAGTAACAGGGTTTTATTGTAAGCCATAATTATAGATAAGATGAGAAAGATCATGATCGAGGTGGGCGACAAGGCATATCCTTGTTGCCTCACCATGGGGGCGATGCTCCTCTTCAAGCGCAACACGGGCAAGGACGTGAGCCAGATGGATGCCTCGGACATCGAGGACCTGCTGATGCTGATGTGGTGCTGCATCGTGTGCGCCTGCAAGGCAGACGGCGTGGAGTTCACGATGGACTTCGAGACGTTCACCTGCCACATCACGCCACAGGACGTGAACCGATGGAACGAGGTGATGAATGCCGCTGGCGATGAAAAAAAAAGCGAGCCGGAACCCTAGGTTCTGACTCTGACGAGAACCAGGAGCCGCCCACCGTGGAGAGGCTGCTGGGCATAGCGATGGGGTGCATGGGGATGAGTATGGATGACTTTTGCCGATGCACCCCCTCTGAGTTCAATGAGGCCTACGAGGCGTGGGGCGAGTGCCAGGAAAGGCTGGAGCGTGGTGCGTGGGAGAGGATGAGGATGCAGTGCCTCTGCTCCCTTCAGCCTTACTCGAGCAAGAAGCTCAGGGCTGAGGACCTGATGCGGTTCCCTTGGGAAGAGGAGCAAAAAAAATCCCCTTGCCAAGAGGTGCAAGAGGAACTGAGCCACGAGGAAGTCATGGCAAGGTACAGGGAGGCGGCGAAGAGAGCCGGGCTGTCATAGACCGCCATACCACCAAGGAAGTGGACAGCCCTTGGACTCGTTTATCCACCTGCCACTCCAACATGATATTGCTAGGACGAAAAGCAGGAAAGATAGCCAAAACACAATCGGACTGTCTAGGACGAAGAAACTAATAGGCATCATAAGAAACGACCAAATGGTAATATCTCCATACGGCATACGGAACTTCTTCGACTTACTATGTTTTATGTCCTTATTCATACTCTTGTTCTTTATGTAACACGCTGCAAATATAATAAAAATAATCGTAATGTCCAAACTTTAAGATAAAAATATTATGTCAAGAGAGGTAACTTTTAAACTTAACCTGAAAATAGATGGTAAGAATGTCATTAGACAGCTTACCGTGGACATGGATGAGTTACAGAACGCCATAGGAGAGGTTAAGACGAAAACCGCACAGGTGACAGACTCTTTCATCAGATTCAATCAGACCACAGAACTTATCCAAAATGTGTCTGGTGCCATCTCCCAAGCATCAAGTACCTTAGGAACCCTGACCGAGGAAAGCAGAAGCTTCGGTGGAGCCATGGCTGCCGCCAACACGATGGCAGGCAAGAACGGCGAAGAGTTTGCCAACTTGAAGGATAGAGTCTCAGAACTTGGTGAAACGATACCTGTTGCCCGTAACGAACTTGCCAATGGGTTGTATCAAGTCATCTCGAATGGCGTGCCAGAAAACAACTGGATTTCTTATCTTGAGAAAAGTGCCAAGGCAAGCGTGGGTGGCATTGCCGATCTGGGCGAAACCGTAAAAGTTACATCCACCATCATCAAAAACTATGGACTCGACTGGGAAGACGCTGGAGCCATACAGGACAAGATACAGCTTACCTCAAAAAACGGTGTGACATCCTTCGAGCAGTTGGCGCAAGCCCTTCCGAGAGTGACCAGTAACGCAGCAACACTGGGTGTAAGCATAGATGAGTTGATGGCTACTTTCTCCACCCTTACAGGCGTGAGTGGAAACACGGCAGAAGTGAGCACACAGTTGGCAGCCATCTTCACAGCCCTCGTCAAACCTTCGAGCGAGGCAAGCGAGATGGCTCAGCAAATGGGCATTCAGTTTGACGCAGCAGCCATCAAGGCGGCTGGAGGTTTGAGCCAGTTTCTCACCTCCCTCGATAAGAGCGTAAAACAGTATGCCAAGTCTAGCGGAATGCTGGAGCAAGAGGTATATGGCAAACTTTTCGGAAGCGCAGAGAGTCTTCGCGCTATTACGCCACTCACGAACCAACTAGCCGACAAGTTCAGGGAAAATGTGGCATCGATGCAAAACAGCGCAGGTACGATAGACGAAGCGTTTGGCACAATGGCAAGCACAGGCAGTTCCACACTTCAGATGCTGAACAACAAACTGGGCGAATACACCGACATTATTCAAAGTTCCATAGGAAATGTAGGACCGTATCTCAACTGCATTACACAGATTTCATTGCTCGGTTCTTCCATGTCAACGCTTGCGAGGTCGTTTTACGCTGTAGCCACATCTGCAAAAGTTTCGGCCGCCGCAGTCTCTCTTTATAACAAGGCGATTGCAATAGCACTGGGTGTCTCCACCGCTCCGCTCGTAGCCATGGCTGCCGCCCTCGGCGTTTTGGCTGTGGGCTATTCCAACGTGAAAGACCGTATGGAAGACACAGATCGTGAGGCTCGTGCGCTACGTGAGACGATAGCCGACATGAAGAAGAAGCAGGATGAGAGTGTGGAATCCATCCGCAAGTACTTACCAGTGGCACAGGATGCCACCAAGAGCGTGAGAGACAGAAAGGATGCCATCATCAAGCTAAAGCAACTTTATCCCGACTACTTCAAGAACCTCGACATCGCCACCTCCAAGCAATACAACATCGAGAAGGCGGTGAACGCCGCCAACCGTGCCTACCGCCGCCAGCTCGTCCTGATAGCCAAACAGGCGAAGGCAGAGTATGAGAAGGCAAAAGCCCTCCGTGGCAACGGACAATCGGGGGCGATGATGGTAGGTTCTACCCCGGGCTTGCAAACACTGATGGATAAGCAGGAACTGGCAGAGATAGAGGCAAAGAAAAAGGCATGGGAAGAAGCAGAAAAGGCGGTCAAAGATTACGACAAGGAAGTGGGCAAAGCTTCGCCGACCAAGAAAAAGCCAGTCGGCAACACTCCCACCAAGCCCAAGAATACCCCTATCAGCAAAATGAACTACCAACAAGTGGCGGATGCCATCGAGAAGACCACCAACAAGCTGAAAGCCGCCACCCCTGGCAGCAAGGAGGCGAAGCAGCTGGATGACTACAACAAAAAACTGCAAGCAAGAAAGAAAATACTGGAGGGCACATACTCCTCCCTCAACACCAACAAGAGCAAGGGCAGCAAGAGCGAGCCGAAGTTCTATAAAAACCCAAAGACATCTGAGCAATACGAGAAGAACATCAACTACTACCAGGGCAAGCTCACCGACAAGAACACCGCCGAAGACAAGAGGCTCCGCAAGCAGATACAGCTATGGAAGGATAAGAAGGCAGCCATTGATGCCGCCAACCTATCCGCTGAACGACCCTTGAAACTTGATAGCGTGGATGCGTATAACAAGGATATTGGCATTCTCCAACAGATGGTTAATCTCTCCATCGACCCCGATGAGGGAAAGAAACTACAGAAACAACTGGAGGCTGAAACTAGAGAGCTGGGCATGCTGAAAATCAAGATAGGCATCGAGACCGTACCCGACATCAAGGTGAAGAAGAACGAGAAGGCGATCACCCAGAAGATAGACGACCAGATGAAATCGTTCCTCGGCGAGCACAAGGATAAACCTATCGTTGATCTCTCCTCCACGGTGAAGACCGATGGCTTCTCGAAGGTGATGGGAGACATCAAGGAAGGATGGGGAAACATACAGGGTGTAGGTGGTGGCATACAGAGCATCACCGATGCCCTCGATGGAAACAAGAATGCATGGCAAGCCCTCAGCGGTGTCATCAATGGATTCATATCCGTAGCCGAGGGCATACAAGGCATCGTGCAGTTTGTCAACATGCTCACCACCGCCACGCAGGCTAAGAGTGCCGCAACGACAGCCGACACTGCAGTGACAGCCGCCAATACGGCCGTAACTACCACCAACACCGCAGCCAAGGCAGGAGAGGCCATTACCAACGTTACAGCCAGCGGTGCAAAACTTCCCTTCCCTGCCAACATCGCAGCCATTGCTGCAGGCGTGGCAGCCGTGGTCGCCGCACTTGCGATGATAAGCGGTGCCTTCGCCGATGGTGGCGTGGTGGGCGGCAACTCGCCTTCGGGCGACAAGTTGCTGGCACGTGTCAACTCTGGCGAGATGATACTCAACGCCGCACAGCAGGCACGCCTCTTCGCCATCGCCGACGGCACAGCCGCCTATGGCGCATCCGCACAGATAGCCGCCAACTTCGCACAGGGCGTGGCACTGCCATCGGTGAGCGTGCAGACCGACCGACTGCAGGGCATCATGGCAGATGGCGGTGGCAACCAGCCGAAGACAGTGGAATGGAGACTCAGGGGCAGGGACATCGTGGCTTCCATCGCCAACGAGACTCGCTCCAACCGCAAGAGAAGCAACATCCGCCTGAAATAATGACGGCGCAAGCTCCATTATACATTATAAATTATACATTATAAACTAATATACCAATGTACATTCATGGATCTTTCTACAACAAGCAGGACGAGAAGGTGACCGTGCTGATCGTGACCAAGGACGACCGCAACACCGAGAAGGAAATCGGCAAGGAGGAGGACGGACTGTTCTTCTCCGACGACCCCGTGGAAATCACCTCCCAGGTGAACGACACCCTCGACGTGCTGCTCTGCTACCAGGCGAGCATCCGGCTGCTCTGCCGTGACTACGTGCCCGACTTCTTCTGCAACTCCTGCAGGGAGGCGGTGGTCAACATCCTCGTGGATGATAAATGCTACTTCGCCGGCTTCATCGAGCCGCAAGCTTTCTCGCAAGATTACAATGAGGAACTGGACGAAATCGAGCTGACCTGCATCGACTGCCTCTCCGCGCTGCAATACTCCAACTACCGCAACATCGGCACCGCAGGCACCACCTACACAGGGGTGAAGGCAAACGCCGACCAGCGCACATTCCTCGACCTCATCAAGGAGATACTCGGCGGCGTGAGCCAAGCACTCTGCATCAGCGAGGACAAGACATGCGGCATCTATGTTGACAAGTCCATCACCGGCTGCAACAATAGCAGCCTAAACATCTGGGGCGTATTGAGAAAAATCAACATCTCGGAGCTGCTGTTCCTGGGCGAAGAGGAGGATGACGTATGGACACAAGAGGACGTGCTGACGGAAATGCTGAAATACCTCAACCTGCACATCGTACAGGAGGGCACGGACTTCTACATCTTCAACTGGGATTACTACAGAAGATTTAAAACCTCCTTCCTTTACTTATACGATATATCGGGAAGCATTCCCAAAACTTTTAACTATAAAAAAGCCATCGACACCATCACCAACTCGCTTGTGTCGGACTGCGACACGCAGTTGAGCATCACGGAGACATACAACCAGGTATTGCTCACCGACAACGTGACCGAGGTGGAGAACGTGATAGAGAGTCCGCTTGACAGCGACTCGCTCATCGTGGCAGGAAACTACCAGAAATACATGACGGAATACATCATGGAGACCAAGGGAAGCATCTCGGCCACCACGCGATATGTTAACTTCCTCCTGAATGACAAGCCTACGAGAGAGGAAACCACCATGGTGGACTGGTTCTGCTGGCCAAAGGCGGTGAAGAACTGGAAATTTTACGGAGATGGCGACCACACCACCGACATCTACTCCAAGTATCCAGCCGATGGAACCAAGCAGGAAGACATTCTCAACAAGGGACTGACTGCTGGTGTCGGTGCTTGCGTGTGCGCCTTTGGTAAGATCGAGAAAAAGAACAACGACGCACAGATAGTGACAACGGTCAGCATGGACGACTACCTGGTGATCTCCACGATGGGAAAGGATGGAACACGACCCACCGACACAACCCTCCTGGCGGATTGCCCCGTGGCTGAGTACGTGGGCAACAAGAGTGGAGGCTCCTTTAGCCCATCCGATGGCGCAACCGTCAACTACATCGTCATCAGCGGAAAGGTGGCGCTCAGCCCCGTAATGCCACACTCTGGCTGCTATATCGAGGAACTGAAATGGGCGGCGAACTTGCGTGATGACAAATACATAGGCATTGCGCCAAAGACTGTGACTAAGCGAGACGGACAGCAAATCTTCTATACACGCAAGTACTGGAAGGCGACGAAATGGAATGACGAGCCTTCTGCCGACGACGAGACCAACGCCCTGGACTATCACAACCTCTTCTATCCATACACCGACACCAGTCAGCAGAGCTACGAATATAAGTACAGTGCCGTGGGCGCAGAGACCGACACCATCAAGAAACTGGGTCTCGTGGCATGCATGCTCATCATCGGCGACAAGTGCGTGGTGGAGAAACAGAAGGGCGAGGACCTGGGCACGGGCGTGCCGGGTACTGGCGAGGGCGAGTGCGAGGACTACGTATGGATGACCTACAAGGAGCGGAGCGAGTGCCAGAGCGATGATGAGTACTACCAGCAAAGCTTTACCATCGGCATTGACCCGAAGCTGGGCGACAAGATTCTGGGCACGGAGTTCGACATACAGAAGAACGCACCCTACACCAAGGGTATCACGGCGGAAGGCACCGCCATCCCCATCAAGATGGGAGACCATGTGAGCGGCAAGGTGCAATTCAAGATCCTCGGACCTGTCAACGCCGAGTGGAACAATGTCACACGCCGCCACCCTACGTTCTTCAGACATACCAAGTGGTATCAGGACAGCGTGCTGCTCCTGCAGAAGACCAACGCCATCTTCATGAAGGACTTCAAGGTGGAGGTGGTGAGCGACAACGGCAAGATGGGAGTCGTGAGCGATGAAAGCGACATTGTGTATATGAGTGACACGCAGGAAGACTTCGTCAACAAGAAGGACGACCTGGAGTTCAAAATCACCACCGCCCTCACCTCTGAGGAGTGCAAGCGGATGGGTGTCAACAACGCCGTGAAGCTATCCTCGCCACTCTTCGATAAAAGTGCACTGGTGAGCATCAGGAGCGGTTCGACCAGCTTGGCCAGCAAAGGAAAGCCAGAGGAGTTGTACGTGGACGCTGTCTGGAGAGAGTGGCACAAGCCGAGAATCATCTTGGAGCAGGGATTCCTCCGTGGGGCGGACGTGAAAGTGTTCGGAAGATACACCATGCCGAGCCTCGGCAAGGACTTCATCGTGCAAGGCGTGGACCGGAACCTCGCCGACGGCACCGCAAGAGTGACGCTGAAGGAGGTGCCCTAATGGCATTCCAACGGCTTTATAACGATATTCAAATGGCATGACAACAATATTATAAATAAGATATTACGATGATCGACATCAAGAGTTTTTCAAAGCCCAAGAAATCGGGCAATGGTTCGGGCGGCGGTTCGTCATCCGTCACCTACATATCGGGCATCGCCTCGGAGGCTGACCACGCCACACGTGCCGACAAGGCAAAGAAGGCAGAGGTCGCCGAGCAAGCCAACGTGGCTAACCGTGCCACCTCTGCACAGACCGCCAGCTATGCCTCGAAGGCTGGAGAAGTGGACATCGAGAGCGAAACCCTGCAGAAGTTCCTCCGCAAGGATGATCCGGCCGAGGGAGAGGAAAATGTGCCGGAGGAAGTGCACCGAAAGGTGGACTTCAAGAAGGCTGCCACCTTCGAGGAGGCGGCGGACATGCTCAAGAAATTCACCGCCCATGAGCTTGCCGCCTTCCTGAAGGGATTCACCATCGCTGGCCAATTTGGGATAGATGAGTACGGCGATATGATACTGAACGCCATCAAGTCGCTGGAGTACAACAACGCTACCGAGCAAGGATTCTCCATCGAGAAGGAAGACCCCAACAGGGACGAGTACCACCAGTACATCACCAACCTCACCGTGTGGGGCAAGATGACGATGAACGAGCTGGAGGTGATGAAGCGCACCTATGCAGGCGGCACGATCTACCTCTCGCCTGCCGGTGGAAAGATAGCCAAGGTGGTGCCCGTCTCATCATGGGATGATGACGAGAGTGAGTGGCATGAGACATCGGAGGACATGTGCGTGGGCTGGAAGTGCTATCTCCTGGCAGACGATGGCACCGCCGCCACGGAGAACCTATGGCGAGAGGGCGACCAAGTGCGCTGCCAGACCATGGGCAGGATAGCCGCTGGCGGTATAGGGCAAGGCTCCGCCGCCAACAAGAGCTATTGGCGCACCATCCTGAAGCATGGCGTGTCACAGCAGAACGAGAAAATCTACGACCACAAGATGGACCACGAACTCTTCGGCGGTCAGCGTTTCGCCTGGATCGTCATCGGCAAGCACTCCGTGCAGCTGGATGAATACGCCGAGGAGAATGCGCCTGCCGAGACCAGGGACATCCCAGAGGAGGGCGACGTGATCGTGCTCGACGGTAGCAGAACAGACCCCGACCGACAGAACGTGCTCCTGCTGGAGAGCCATGGCTCATACGCTCCCAGACTGGTGGGCTACCATGGCATCGACAGCTATTCGCACGCTAACAAGGACGTGTGCGATGTATCCCCGAAAGGCGTTCAGGTCCGCTCGGAGTACTTCAAGTTGCTGGCGCAAGGCAGCAACACATCGACGGTGGAAATCCCCAACTTCCGTGGCGAGTGGGACCCAGCCGAGAAGTACTACAAGAACGACCAAGTGAGCCACAACAACGCAATCTGGACTTGTATTAAAGACACGGACTTTCAGACAGAGCCTACGGATGGCAGCACGTATTGGCGCAAGGAGGTGTATGGACAGAAGGGTGAGGATGGCAGCAGCTTCAAGGTACTCGGAACTGCCGTTAAGCACTTTAAGAACGCAGATGATATAAGAGGAGGAGAATTACTGAACCTTGGAAAGTACCTGTTTGACGATACTAGCGGGCTGCCCGATGGCGTGGCTTCTCCTTGTATTGCAACATATATGAAGGTTGGGGCAGGTCATATGTGGATTATCTGCAAGTCCAATGATGGTGATTCCTATATGATAGGCGACGACCTATGGACGAACAGCGGAACGGCTTGGCTCAACATTGGCAACGTGAAGGGTGTGTCCATATCCTCAACTTCCGTCACCTATGGTGTCAGCGCAAGCGGAACGCAGGAGCCTTCCTCTTGGTCTAGCGCAATACCACTAATTACTGACGATAAGCCTTATTTGTGGACTAAGACTGTGGTGGAATATAGCGATGGCAAGTCCACTACCTCCTATTCCGTGTCACACAATGGCAAGGACGGAGAGAAGGGAGAGACAGGCGACAAAGGTGCGGACGCAATCACCATACAGCTTGTAGGTGCTCCACTCATCTTCGATGCAGGGAAGGACGGAATTGTTCCAAAGGGCGTTACAAATTATGCTAGGCTCTATGTGACGGTAGGCGAAAAGGACGTGAGCGAGTATGTCGGGCAACCTTTTTCTGTTTCATCCGAAGGAATGAACGTATCTCCTGAAGATGGCTATGTGATAGAGAGGAGAGAGTACAATGAAAAGATGGCTTGGTATCTAGGTATCAAGTCCGATGCCATAAGCAAGGTGTATCTCAGTGACAACAAGACCGAGGTGTCTGCAACGTCTGGCTATATCACTTTCGTTTTTGCCTATGGCGCAAATCAGTACGTGGGTCAGCTTCCATTCCAAGTCAACGTTGCAAGGTACACAGGCGAGCTTACCCTCACCAACAAGCAGTTCAAAGTCTCAATGGATGGATTGACAACACGTATGGAAGCTGCCGAGGGAGGCATTACTAATGTCAACACAAGGCTAGACACCGAAGTTGATACCTTGCATTCCGAGATTACTTCCACCGCCAATGACATAAAGTTGGAAGTGACGGAGCAGATGAATGGCAACCTAAAGAAGGCTGGCTTGGAGGTCACTGCTGACGGAATAACCCTGTATGGCGACAAGATAACCATCACCAACGATGGTGGAAATACAACCACTGCCCTCTTCGCTAACGGAAAGATTAACGCCTCGCTCATTGACGCTGACCAAATCGAGGTGAAGCACCTTTGGGCGAAGAGTAATGACGGAGCGAATAAGGTGGGCTACTTTGGTAACACTGAGGAAGAGGCATGCAAGATTGACGATACATACGCTCCGTTGTTCGTTGGAGCCGATACGGCGAAAAACTCTCCGTTCTATGTAACGAATAAAGGTCACATGGTGTCTAAAAGTGCTACGCTTGGAAGTTTTTCGCTTAACGAATCCAGTCTCCGATACCTCACAGGTTACGATGACGAAGAGCCGGGGTTTGCTCTTTACAACGAATACATGGTATTCCGTGGGTACAGTAGGACTTTTTCGCCCCAAACAAAAAAGTGGACATCGGAAAGGAACAGGCTAATCTGGGTGGGTCGTAACGATTGGGTTTACTCAGTGCCTTCATTGATGAGCAACATACTTGTGCAAGATTCTTTCCCTATGACTACTGGTGATACCGCCAAAATAGGATTGCGTATATCCGTAACAGGATGCGATGACAAATATCAGTATGAGAACGTCATGTATAACGGAGCCATGGGCAGTAATGTGTATGGTAATTTTGCGATATATGCAGAGAATGGAATGTATGCGGGATTCAGACCGATGACCAGAAGAGCGAATTACAGTATGAAGTTAACGGAATTGGATTGCGTGATATATGTTCCTGTTACGGGCATCACGCTCACCCTCCCTGACAATCCTCAGAGAGGACAATACTACAAGTTCATACAAGGATCTGAAGGAAAACAAGCCTTCTGGATAAAGTCAAACAGCTATAAGATGTACTGGAATGGGGTTGACACAAATGGGCGTACATCTTTTGATAGCGGCGCATGTAACCAAACAACCGAATTTATATTTTTGGGAGACCACTGGCGTGTCAACTGGTATAGGGAAGCAGCCATCTAAGCAAAGTGGAAGGATAATATCAAATGAATATTTAAAACAACATAAATTATGAAACTACAATTAGACAATGTAATGGTGCGCCTCTCCTTGGATAGCGAGCAGCGTACCGCAATGGAACTGAGAAAGGAAATCGCCAACGCCATCTACAAGACTGGCAGAAGGGGCTTGGCGGACGTGGCACTCTCCACGAAGATGTGGAACGGTAGCAACGATACCGACTACACCGATGAGGAGGTTTCCGCCATCAAGGAGTTCGTGGAGAAGAACTTCATCCCAGCCGTCATTGTGGCGGTGAATGAAGTAATAGAAAAAGCCACGATACCCCAAAGCTGA